TCCAGCACAATTACAGGCATACATTAAAATCCGTCAGCAACGCGTGGGTTATATGAAAGCCGGCTGGCTCGATGCTATTCGTAAGATTGGCCCTGCAACGATTAACGGAATGCCTAAAAACTTTGGCTTAAAAGATTTGCCTTCGTTCATTACACGCCATCCGAACGGACACGGACAAGTCGGTATTCAAATGACAACAGGCACAGGCGGAAATTCATCTATCATTATTAAAAACAATATCGGCAATATATTCAAAGTTGCAGATCAGGCACAAACCTACTTTAAAGTTATCTCAGCTCGCACAGGTAAAATGAAGCGACGTATGCAACACTTCCAAAGAGCTGCGATTGAAAAATTTAAAAACAAAAAATCATAACTACAATGGGAACTAAATCACCTATCAACATTACCGAAGACGCTTGTGCCTATGCACTGTCTCAGGCTACCGAACTCGCAGGTATCCCGATATACAAGGGTCAATCTGCTAGCACGATGGAACTACCATCCATCATCGTTACTTGCGACTCGCTTAACTTCCCTAACGACATTCCACGCGGTTCGGGTAATTATGTCGCTCAGGTTAAGGTTGGCGTGTTCACTTCAATCGACGGAGCAACGGCCTTAGCCGACCATCGCAACGTATGTCAGATTGTAATGTCGGTACTGGACAATGTAACGAGCGTGCGTGCTGGCTTTACTTACTACGCAGATGCCTCGGCCTACGATTCACTAATGACCTCGATTGATACCGGGCAAGGTGATCGGGCTTATATGACCTCGTTAAATTATAACGTTACCCTGGTATTGTCAGCAGTTTGACTTTTAACGCATAATAAAGAACTACCATGCCATCAACCGTCGTAACTAAAGGAACTGCATTTATCTACGGAGTAGCAGGAACTGTAACATCTTTGACTGTTCAGTCCTACACGGTCTCGACTTCCTTTGCTAAAACCGACGAAGCCCAAGACGCTAACGGTCAAGTGGTAGGTGTTCGTATGTCTGACAAACGTCAGAATCTTTCAATCGAAGGTTTAGTGCCTTCAGCTTATACTGGTGCTATTGGCGATAACTTATCCTTTACGGGTAACACCATCGTGTTCGCGGGACACATTACGCAAATCGAAGAGCGTGGAACTAATAACGGTTTCATGCGCGTATCGATTACTGCCGTAGATTACGAAGCATTTTAATTAACACTCTTCACTTTTGGTGAATAAGGCGTAGGATTGGCTCATGGCTGACCTACGCTTTTTAGCATCTTGTATTGTCCCAAAGCGGACTCGCATACTCGGCAAGACTCTAAAGCCGTTTTGTTTAAAGTATCGTCTTTGGCTGCAGGCCATCGGTAGCCCATTCCTAGAGCCGGAGAAGGAGATTAAAATTGAGGACTTAATCATCGCCTTAAAAGTTTGTTCGGGCGAGAGTATGGATCGTGCGAAGTTGAGCGACTATTGGACGGCTATTAAATTAACGTTGTTTAAGGATACGCGACTCAACGCATTTAAGGCATTCGTTAACTATTCAGGAACTAACGACGCTTGGCCTAAATTCTATGACAATAGTAAGAACTCTAGTGGCTCATCAACTGGTCTGCCCTGGGAATTAAGTGTCATCGCAAATCTAACGCGTAACGGCATCAGCTACGAGGAAGCACTCAATATGCCAGAGGCATCTGCAATCTGGTTATCGACTGCATTCAGTATGCACGCTGGTGCTAAACTCGATTTACTGACAACAGACGATGAAGCCCTAATTGACCATTTGGCAAAATTAAGAGACGAAGAACTTAAAAAAACCGACCCTAAATAACCATGGCAGACGATTTATCATTTACTATCAGCGCTCAAGACCAGGCATCTAGAGCAGTCGAAACTGTTCAAAAGAAGATTCAGGCATTTGGTGGTGATGTTGCCAAGTTAGCCCTCGGCGTTGTCGGGCCTATGGCTTTACTCCAAGCAGGCATTGGTTATGTAACCGAGAAATGGCAGGAATATAAACAGGCTCAACAAGAGGCATTCGACAAAGGTGCTTCCGGTACTTACGAAGAAGTTAAGGCCCAAGCAGATTTAGGCGAACAACTTGATAAGAACTTATCTATTCTTTTGGCTATGGCTAAAGTAAGAGCAGAAAACGCTAAAAGTGCAGAAGAATTAACAAATCAAGAAAACCAAGCAATCAAAGCATTTTACGATACTGAAGCAGGCAAAAAATTTAAGGATGAAAATACTAGCGTCGAGTCTGGTTTAATGATGGCAAGCAGAGAACAAATCCTTGCTGCTGCTAGAGCCGAAGGCGAAAGGCTAAATGCAGAACTAGCAAAACAACAAGCAGAACAAAGAGCAAAATTACAAGGCCCTGCAATTACTCCAGAGCAACGTGCTTCACTTGAAGAACAAAATAAAATTAACGAAGAAGATAAAAAACGTCGTGCAAGTGGTGCTTACCAGAATGAGCAAATCGGTAACTTTGTTAAAAGATTTTTTGAAGATATAAAGCCAAAAGATAAAACAAAAGAAGAAACCAAAGACGATTTAAAACTAACCGTCTCAAGTCTCCGAGAGATTGGTGGATCGTTCGGTGGTGGGGATGTTAGCACCGGCATTGAGCGTCAGATTGAACTACAACAAAAACAGGTTGATACGCTTATCGAAATTAAGGACGCTATCAATCGTGGCTCGCCAGAATCACAAGTCTTTTCAGAAAGATTAAGAGATGTTATGGCAACAACTGCATAATTTAAACTATGTCATTCACTGAAATAACAAAAGGTAATTTCCGAGGGCTTGGTGCTGGTAGCATCAATTCAAAGAACCCTCAACTACAACCTAATTACTCCGTAGAGTTTGATGGCTATGGCCTGATCACTGGGCGTGCAACTTTTACCTGTACGGCTTCAGCTGCGCCATATCGCATCCCCAAACGCGGTGATGTATTCCCTGGTCGTGAGAAACGCTTATATTGCCATCGTGCAAGTTATACAATTACAGGCAATAACCTTGCTACTATCACTGCTGAATATTGCGGTATCGAATCAGGTATTCAGACTAAAATGGTTTTACGCGGTGATACCGGATTAAGCACAGAGTCGATTAAATCGCACAAAGACTTTAAAACAATTTTACAGCCAAAAGGTTGGGATACTAATAAACAAATGTTTATTGAAGGTGCAAATAATTCAAATTCTACAGCTGACGATTTTAAACTAACAGGCATCAAAAGTTACGTCCGTGCAAACATTCAAATTCAAGGCAGTTTCTACACATCAAACAAAGAACTTTTATCATATTATATTGCAGCTGTTGGTAAAACATTCTCTTCGATTAAGGACGCGGACTTTAGTATTTATAATGGATGCTTTGTTTCTGATGATAAAAGATATTACACAAATCCAGGCATGACAACTAATGTTTCGCACGAGGAATTTGGTAATCTTTATAAGGTCAACGTATCATTCAGAATTGCACAAGGTGGCTGGCATAATTTAATTTATAAACCAGCAGGTTGATATGCCTAACTCTATTCAGCCAGGTGACGGATACGCAGTTAATAATTTCGGTGGCGCTGCGTCGCTTTCGATTGATGCCCCTCCCGTACAATTTTACCCTGACATTCCTTTAACTGTTCAGTTAGCAGAAACAGGCAAAGTCTATGTTATCCCTGGCTCGGTGAACCAACTGATCCCAACGGTAGGCGGTACATACATCGATGCTATACCCCGCCCTACTATTTCAGTGTCGGCATCCGGCTATATCATTCTCGAAGTCTCCCGCGTGGCTGGTCAGCCGTTCCCTAATTCTCCAATCATTTACTATTCGGCTACCATTCCAAGTGATACTACTTCTAAAGGGTATTTTAATTTGGCATCAGTAACAGTGACAGGGACTGTTGCAACTGGCTTAAGCATTTCAGTTACAAACTATCGTAGTCCTTATATCGGAGCAGTGTCTGTAGGCCGTCAAACTATCGCTACAAACGCTGGATACTACTGGTGGGCGTAACTTATGCCAACGGTCAGCTGCCGTTACCTAATGGTGCTTATTCATTAGATGGCAGTGGCACAGGTGCAATCTATGTTCCTGGATTATCTCCTGTAGTCGAGGAATGGTCTGCTAGCAAATCGCCTTATTATACTTATGGTGATCCAGTCCTTCGCAAGGGCTTAGTGTATTATTTAAATTACGCATGGGATGGTTCAACTGTCGGGCCACCAGAAAGTCAAGTTGATGTAAATGGTAATCGCGTATGGTCGTTAAAACCAGACTCAGATAATAATGGAAACACCGAACAACTATATTCCAACCAAGCACTCAAACAAACTAAAACTCGCAAATGGGGATTGTTTGCATGCCATAAGTTATTTGATACTGGCTACACTTATTCTGGTCGAAGTGTTTCTTTATTTGAACATGGCTTAAGTAAAGATTCTATGCCTAAGGCATATTACAATTACACAACAGAACCCCTTAGAAGTTACAGTGTATCAGTCGGTGCTAATGGCATACCAACAGACTTTTATAAGTTTATAATTAGCCACAATACTAATTACCCATTTAGTGGTGGAACAACTACTGCTATTGGAATATTTGATAGTTTAAAAGACTTTCCATATCAAACAAGCGGAGAAGGATTAGGCGCATTATATCATTCGGAATCTATAAGCTACACATTAACCGAAGATAATTGGTGGCTAAAACCAGAATACAACCCGCCATCACCACTCCCTACGCGAATATTTACATACACTGACACATCGGGTGCTACAGTTAATCGCACAATAAATAATTGGATGGTCTTCGTTCCTGAGACATTGCTAGGCCGTACTTATGCTGGTGCATTCCGCGTATATAGACGATCGGGTTTCCCAACTCAGTTAATCGAACGCTTTGAATTAGATAGTGTAACCCCTACCTTCTCCACCGACTAATTGACCCTTTGGCATAATTAAGAACACCGAGGACTATGGCATTACCCACTTTAAAGTTATTTATAGACCCTACGACTAACACGGCATACAAAGGTTTAAACAGTAACGACTACATCACTGACCCTTATTTCTTTTACGGAGATACTAAGACTGTTGAGTTATACCTCCGCAAGACAGTGGACGGAGTTAACCAGTTAATCACTTGGCCTGCATCCCCGACTATCAAATTAGCCCTCGGCCCTATCGACGATGTACCAACTGCCGGAACTTTTACAGTAACCTACGGAGCAGACACTACCTCTGCATTGGCCTATAACATCACCGCATCTGCCCTACAAACGGCTTTGAATGCCCTAGCCAGCATAACCTCGGCAGGTGGTGTAGTCGTGACCAAAGTAGGCGATAACTACAATGTAGAGTTTAATAACACCGGGAATCGTACGGCTTTCACAATTAACGCTGGTGCATTGTTCCCATTATCGACTTCAGTCATTAGCGTGGTTCAGGACGGTACATCGACTAGCCCCGAGATTGTATTGATTCACTTACGTCAATCCGCAGCTGTAACGACCACTTCATTCAGCGCAACAGGTTCAGGCACTGCCAGCATTAGCACTTTATCGGCATGGGCTACTAGCGGACTCGATGGATCAGTAACCTACGCTATCACCATCGACGAGAAAATCGTGGACGGTACTTTTACTTTAACATACTCGGCAAGTAACACTGATTATAACTTTATCTCATCGCCTATCGACTTCGGTGCATCGGCTTTGGATATTTATAACGCTATCGGTCTGACTGGTACGGTAAATAATAAGCCTGCCGTTAGCGTTAATAAAATCAGCAATTACTATTACACCGTCTCAATTCGCTACCAGCCTAATACTGGTCTTAGCGTTGACTATAGCGGTCTTATCAGTGCAAGCGGTTATAAGGGTACTATCGCAATCACTACTCCTGGCTCACTCGTTTTACTCGATGGTAACGAGCTAGTGGAAACATACCTTGCCGTACAAGTAACGGAATCTTCTGCACCTCAGACTATCCTGCAAATTCCTTGCACATTATTCTCATCGGTAATCATTAACTAATATGTCCACGACCTCAGTAACATTTAAACGCGGAACTACATTTGCAGGGACTTGCACTTATACCCCTGACGCTGGTGGGCCTTCGACGATTACCAATGTCACAATTACTTCCGACATTATTACAACTGACGGCACTGTCTATCCCTGCACGATTACCAAAGCTGGAAACGGCTTATCATTTGTTGTACGCTACGCTGGATCGTCAGCTGCATGGTCGCTCGGTACGGCTCGCTGGGACATTAAATTTATCAACGCTGGCTCGGTCTTCTATTCGGAGACTATGCGCTTAAACATCATCGACCAAGTAACTAACTAAAATGTCGCTAACAATCGCTCCTTCACCGTTCGGTAGTCTGGTCGTTTCGGTGGCCGAGACTGGTAGCACTTTGTCGGTTAGTACTGTTGCGACTTCGCCTTGTGTGTTGTCGATGGCGTTGGGCGTTCCTGGGCCTACGGGTGCAACGGGTGCGCAAGGGCCTGCCGGAACGAATGGAACTAACGGTGTGGGCGTTCCTACTGGTGGATCGGCTGGTCAAGTGTTAGCCAAGATTGACGGAACGAATTATAACACCCAATGGGTGAACGCAGCTACTGGTAATTTCTTGCCTCTGACAGGTGGCTCAATGTCAGGCGACATTATCTGGCCTCCAGACGGTAACGGTATTGACTCGCAGATTGGTTCATTTGGTTTCGGTGTTGAGAATACAAGCGGACAGACTGCTTATATTGAACCGCAGGAAGTCAGAGTCTATGATACTACCAACACGACAGGCACGCGTTTGATTGCGAGCGGTGTGCAGTTTAATGACGGATCTACGCAGGTGACTAGTGGACTTCCGCTTACTGGTGGGACGATGACAGGTGATTTAGATTTATCATTTGCTGGAATAAACATTACATATAGTCAGGAAAACTCAGGAATAAAATCAATATATTTTACTGATACCGATGACAATGTTGGTGATACAATTCTTCAATCTAATTTAATTATTAGAAGCGGTATAATTCAACAAAGTTACAATGATGTAGATTATAATTTTAATTTAACAAGATATGGTATAAGCGGAACAGATGAAAACTTAACTTCTTGGGGTGTAGGTGTAAATGGTGTTACTTTTCCCAACGGAACAACGCAAACCACCGCCTTCCCCCCCGCAGGTGGCACGACATCTCAATACATCGACGGCACTGGTGCATTGCAAACTTTCCCAACGGTAACTTCAGTAGGTAAAATCTTAACTGCCGTTCGTAATAATTCCGGTGCTACGATGACCAAAGGCACTGTGGTCTATATCAATGGTGCAGTCGGTAATAAACCCACGGTAGCGAAAGCACAGGCAAACTCCGAGGCAACCTCCAAGGCTACTTACGGCTTCGTTGAGGCAAACATCGCTAACAACTCTGACGGCAATATTGTAATTCTCGGCTTACTTGAGAACATCGATACGCAGGGCTTCGCAGACGGAGATTTAGTTTATTTGTCTCCAACGACTGCCGGAGGTTGGACATCGACTCAGCCATTCTCGCCTTACCATTATGTGCGCCTAGGAACTGTGATCCGTGGAGGACACCCAACACTTGGCTCAATCGCAGTCCAAGTAACAAACGGTTTTCAGCTCGACGAAATGAGCGACGTAGGGGCAACTGCACCGACTAACAACAATGTCCTCACTTGGGTGTCGGCTTCCTCGCAATGGCTCGACAGGTCAATCACCACAATCCTTGGCTACACTCCTGCGAATGTTGCAAACTACGCTTACGCGACCAATCTCCAAGCCGTACAAAATACTTCTTCGACAACTGTCTTATCACCGGCTAATTCACGCTTCGCTGGTATCTCGACAAACATCTGGTCTCCTGGTGTAACTGGTCTTACAGCTGCGACATCAGGCACAGGTGCAAACTCTGGTTCGACAGTTACTTCTTTGTCGGGTGCTTTAATTGCCCCTAACGCTTCGACTGCTGGATACGCGACTCGTGGCTTCAATTTATTATTTCCATCAAACTCCGTTAACTCTGGTTATAACTACGGAACTGAAAGTGGACATTCGGTTAAAGTTTATAGCACCGCTTGGGCTTCAACTGTCGCTGGTGTAAAAATGAGAGCCGTGTTTGGTCGTATGTCTGCTGGTCTTCCTGTCCCTGGAACTCTTGCAAGCCGTGGTTACGGTTGGGAATGGGATTACTCAACAAAGGTGATTTCAATCATCGCTCATAACGGCACATCATTAACGACCACGGCGCAAACTTGGACGCCTGCTTCTAATCGTAATTACGACATCGCAGTATATTCAAACGGTGCTGGAACAATTTCATTATACATTGACGGCTCACTGATCGGCACAGGCACAGGTGGCCCAACTACTACCAGCACAACAGGACAAGTCTGGTGGCAAATGGAAATTGAAAATTTAGTTACCGCAGGAAGTCAGCAGACAATCTTTTATAACAACCCTAAACTAATTACGACCAATGGTTAAGTACCGAATCACTTCTCTGCTCGTTATCGCTGACGGCCCTGCATTAGTCAAAGCCATCTTCCCGAATTACAACGGGCAACAGACTTGGTTTGACCAATCCGAAATCACGGTAATCTTCGACACCGAGCAAACCCCTGTCGACCTCGGCCCACTCGTTAAGGTGGAACTTATTTAATTTATGTCCCTCGTATTATTCATCATTGCTGGTATCCTCTCGCTAGTCGTTCTATCATTCATCGCTGGCTTCCTATTCTTTAATAATAACGAAACCAAAATTAAAGCTAAAGTCGACTCAGGTAAGAAACTACTCGACGCTCTTAAGGGTCGCTAATCTACAATGCGACTAGCCCTCATCGCCATTCTATTGTTTGCCGTGGTCGTGGGGTGCGTTCCTTTAGTCGATAAAACTCCGTCAATCATCGATGACCTGAGCGAGTTAGATTTATCCGACTCGGCTAATGAAGCCCTTGCAATCGGGGTAACTAACGGCACATCGGCTTTCACTTATGTTGGCTTAAGTCTCTTTGCTATTGGGGCTTTCTCATTCGCCTTTCTCGCGCGAGACGCTGGTTTGAAGTTAATGGCCTGTGGTACGATTGCCGGTGCAGTACCTTTCGTCGTGCAGTCTGCATACTTTTCAATTATTATTAACTGCTCAATCGTTGCAGTATTACTCATCGCAATATATCACTTCTGGTGGAAGGTTAAAAAATCAGAACAAGCTGAGACTCCTAACAATGGCGAAGAATCGAAGCCCTAAAGTAATCTTCCGAAAACTCGGAAAAGAAAAGGCTTGGGGACAGGCCACCCACGACGAACGCTCACCGCTTATCGAGATTGATCCACGACTCGGAGCAAAGCGACAACTCGAAGTACTGATCCACGAAGCCAGCCACCTTGCTATTCCTGAAGCCAGCGAAGCGAAGATTGACGCCATCGGAAAGTATATTTGCGAAGTGCTATGGAAACAAAACTATAGACGCGTACTGCTCGATAAAAATTCACAACCTCCTAAAATCTCTTAATCAATGGACTTAAACATTAACTCTTTAGCCGCGATCCTTTCGATTGCCTCAGCCCTCGCAGCTTGGGCCGTTATACCTTGGAGAGTTAGCCAGGTTGAAGACCGCATTAAACGACTCGAGGAAAGTGAACGCAATACTGCGACCCGTCTCGCGTCCATTGAGACCGAGTTAAGACTGACCCGTCACACACTCGAACGGATTGCCGAGAAGTTAGATGTAAGTTAAGGGGTGTAGGGACGGGGTTGGTATATTCTGTCAGGTTATCCATCAAAAGGCTTCCTATGGCAAGCCAGAGGGGTCTATTGGGGGTCTAGCGGTGGTATCTAAATAGGTTACAAAGGCTAGCGGTTTGATAACTAAAGGTCAGTTTTGGATACAAAGGTGGCTTAGTCAAAAGTTTTAGATTTATTGTTGACGATGGTCGGTCAAAGGTTTTGACTGTGTGAGTAATCAATAACTCCTATGCCTAATCCTAACTACACAGTCGAACAAATCCCAATGCTCAAACGCCACATCAAGGCCATTGAGAACATTCTCCAACTTCACTTTGCCGGTGAAATTAAACTGGAGAAAGAAAACATTGAGCAACTCCACGAGCAACTCTCCGATTTAAGCGATTGGGAAGTTGAACTTTATTTCCAAAAGAAACCAACCAACGAATAATTTCCCTATGAACTACAACATCACCCAACACCACCAAAACTCCGCTAAAATGAAATTCAACGATCACAAGACCATCACCTGGCTAATCTACGAACTCGGTTATCTCAACGACGCTATCTTGCGTGGCGACATTATTCACTTCAAGAACGCTCGCAAGTTAGCCGAGAAGAAAATCGAGCAAGCAAAGAAAGACCTAGCAAAAGATGGTATCACTGACTCGTTCTTTATGGTCTCCGACTTCGGTGGTCGTATCGCGTTATCTTACGAATACAAATATGACGATGGCTTCGCAATTAAATGCCAGCGCATAATCCCAACTGGAGATATTAAGTAATACGACTATGACTAAACTAATGACCCTAATCGCCTTCACGCTAATCAGTAACTACGCCCACGCTTACGACGATGTAGCCGTCCTCGCAGCTATCGGACAAGTAGAGACAGGCATGGATTATACTGCAGTTGGAGATAACGGATTAAGCCGTGGCTGTTATCAGATGAGACGCTCCGGGTGGATTGACGGTTGCACCCAACTTATGCGAGAAGGCAAACCAGCCTACTCCTACGACGATTGGAAATACCCTACCGTTCAGGACACTGTGGCCTTAGCCCTTCTGCGATCCATCAGAGGCCGTTTGGTTTCCAAGGGTATTACTGACCCTACTCCCGAGCAATTAGCCCTGTGCTGGAACATGGGCTTTACTTCTGCGAGCCGTATTAACTTCGACCACAAGCGCGCTAAAACCGATTACGCTGAACGCGTAGGAAACCTCACTCGCAAATAAACTTATGGAATCAGCACTAAATAGAATTATTGAACATACTCGTCAGGCTATAATAGTGGCAAATGAACTATGCGATTATGAAAAAGAGCCAGACCTTTGGAAATCAAAAGTCTATGACATTGTATCTGGTATATTGTATGAAGAGGCTGGTTTATCGTATAATAAACATTATGAAATTAAACCAACGGACAAAAATACAAAATAAACCAATTTGCAAAACCTTTAACATACACGATTATGCGTAAGAAATGTCCTACACCGATGACTCAACCTTCCTCCTCGCTATTGACCCTGGAGCAAACGGTGGGTTCGTATATAAAGGCGGGGCTACTATATTCTGCGGTAAGAATTCTGAACTTCCACAACTCACGATTAACCGAGAGACAGTTATCATCGTTGAAAAAGTCCCACCCTACGTTGGTAAATTTATTCCGTCATCGGCTGCCTTTAAACTCGGCTACTCCTACGGCTGGATCGTCGGTCGATTCGCCAATTACAAAACGCACCACATCACGCCCCAAGTCTGGCAGAAATTCCTCGGCATCGGCACAAAAGGTGAGCAGACAACGACGCAGTGGAAGAACCGCCTTAAAGACGAAGCGATAAAACTTTTTCCCAATCAGAAACGAATTACACTTGCTACAGCCGACGCCTATTTGCTATTACATTACGCATTAAAAAATAAACTCTCATGAAAAAAGAACTCCCTAAAAACACGCCCGAAGTTTCTTCTTCAGGTATTAACTTTATCGAACGCATTAAGGACTCGCAATATATTGTGCTCGTCGATGGATCGGTGGCTCGACTTTTGAAGCCGTCGATTAAGAACGGTAAAAAGTATTACAACCTCCGTATTAAAGGCACTGTTAGCCAATACGACATCGAGGACTTAAAGAAGCTTACTAAATAATTTCACCCTATGAAAATCCTAACTAACATACAAGAACGCAAAAAAGACATTTGGGCTAAATCTCCATTTGTTAAAAACCCAACAACACCTGCATTTAAAGTGAATACAGAAACTAATCTGTGGTATTGTTTTGAAACTCAACAAGGTGGAAACCTTACTGATTTTATTAAAGCTCTTGCTAAGGTTGATATAACACCTTCAAAGCCTGAAAGTAATAGTGAATGGCAACCAATCGAAACTGCACCAACAAAAGACCAACCAGATTTATTACTTTATGGTTTAATGTGTGATGGTGATGGATATTTAATTGGTGATTCTGAAAATAATGATAATCATATAAATGTAGGATATTATGCTCCACCAGATATCTGTCCTCCACCATTAGCGGATTTTAATTATATTTGTAATGATGCCCGCATGAAACCAACTCATTGGATGCCTTTATCAAAATCACCAATTAAATAACCCTATGCCTAAAGAACCAACAACACCAACCGCCGACTTAATCAATGCCCTTGCGGAATTTGAGAACGTCAAAGCCAATAAGATTAACCCTGCATTCAAGGCTCGCTATGTTTCGCTCGACGCACTGCTCGAGGCCTGCAAGCCTGTCCTGCATAAGCACAACCTCGCGCTGATTCAGACCCTCGTAAGCGACGAAGGCAAAGTAGGTATTGAAACTTCTTTCCTGCACGCTTCAGGACAATCTTTTGCATTCGGCAAATTGATGGTCAAGGCCGAGAACCTTACTGCTCAACAGGTCGGCGGTGCTTTAACATACATTCGCAGACAATCGATTCAGACGGCCTGCGGGATCAGCGTGGACTTAGATGATGATGGCAACCGTGCAAGCGGTACTCCACTACCTCAAGCTGCGAGCCAAGCACCTATAACATATAAGCAAACCTCAATCCCTGGTACAAACAATGTCCGATAATAATAACATGAAAGAAGTGCCGATAGTGACGCTCGATGAATTGGTTGCCGGTATAAGCAACCACAATAAACTCCTGACTGCTGAGGCCCGTATTAAAGCACTTGAACAAGCAGGTAATAAACTAGCCTTCCTTATGCTCAACGGATCTACGGACGAAATGCGTAAGGCACTGTGGGAATGGCGCGAACTCAATCCAAAGAAAGACGATGAGTAATTGGCTACGTGAAAAGTTATCGACCTTAGCCTTAGATTCTCAGGCTGAGAAAATTGCTTTACTCGAACAAGAAGTAAAGAGTAAGCAAGCCGTCATCGATGAACTTGTGCGATTAGTCAGAATCTGGAGAGAACGCACTTGGTACTTGGAAGATAAATACGAACCAGCACCGAAGAAAGACGATGGACTCAATTCCTAAAGCCGTTCAGAACCTAGTCACATTCTGCAAGGAAGATTATCAGCTTATCCTTTGGCTCGACGGCAGAGCCTATGCAGAATTTAGTACCGACTCAAAATCCGAGTTTAGCAAAGCACTCGCGGAATGGAAAAAAGTTAACCTCCCTACACTCGCACGATCAGACTACAGAATCTATGTGCGTGGTAAAAAGAAACTAATCTTAGCCGACTTTTAATATGAATAATAACGAATGGCTACCTATTGAAACTGCACCAAAAATTCCATCAGAAGTTATAACTGAAATTGGTGAAAGACTTACTCCACTTCTTTTATGTATTTCTGGAAAAAATTATCCTGAAATTGGTGGATATGTTTCAAGCATTGGAAAGTTTTGGACACCAGATAGCGGATTTGCTAACTTTACCCACTGGCAACCTTTACCAAAACCACCACAAAACTAATTTACCATGAGCCAATCATCAAACGAAAACATCGAACGCCTACTCCGCTTAATCCGAGATAACCTGGCTGACTGCGAACTCCACCACAACACGCAGACAGTTAAGAATGACCACGCTAATCTAGAGAACGCAATACTCGCAGCTCTCATCGAAGGCAACCGCATTGAGGCCGAGAAGGTGGAAGAGATTTGGGACGTAAAGCCCATGCACGACCGCATTCATTCAATCGTCCTAGCCCTACGCGTAAGCCGTAACAACCTTGAGCGACTTGAACACTACGCAGAATTAGCACTTGAACACGCCAGAGAAATCGCTCATGCAGTAGAAGAGCCGTACGACGATCACGAACTCTAAACCGAATTTCACCTACAACAAATAAACAAATACACCTATGCCAATACTCGATATCAAACGCGTACAATATGACGCACTTCAATGCCTTAACTATTCAGGAATGAAGGAACTGCTGAAATCACCGGCTCATTATCAGCTCTACCTCAACACTGTTCGCCCTGAATCTAAAGCCTTACGCATTGGTAAACTTACTCACGCTTGCGTACTTCAAAACGAACTCTTTCAAAAGTACAAACCAAAGCCTGACGCTGATCGCAGAACCAAAGAAGGAAAAGAGATTCACCAATTCTTTTTCGATAATTTAAAAGAAGACGAAGAGGCCTGCGACGCTGATGAATACGATGTAGCGCTGAAACTAGGTGATGCTATGTCTGGTCTCTTAAATCAATACGGAGTCTCTAAGCCTGTAGCGACTGAAATGACCGTTGTAGGTATCGAGAACGAACTTTGCACCATCAAGTCATCAATCGACTATGTAGCCGAGGATAAAGACGGCAGAGTCTGGCTCTACGACCTCAAAACCACCGATGACGCTAGCCCCAAGGCTTTTCTTCGCACTGCGTTTCAATATAACTACCACCTTCAAGCTGCGACCTATCTCCGCACATTTGAGAAATTTACTAAGGTTCGTCCTCTAGGCTTCCGCTTCGTCGTTGTAGAGAAGGAAACTTATCAAGGGGCAATCTATGACCTAGGCCCTGAGATTATGACTGATGGTATTATCAAACTCGAGCAGTGCATTAAGACCTATACAGAATGTACCAAGACTCAACAATGGCCTGGGTATGCAAACGGAGTAAACATTCAAACGCTCGACTGGGAACGTAAAGACAAGGCAACTGGTACATCGATTACTTTTGCTTAATATGATTAAAGATGAAATCGGAATTTTGTTGTGTTCATTTCCTCTTGTTTTGTTTTTAATTTTTGTTTATTTTCGTGCTTGGCATGAAGCATTTGAGGACTATAAAGAATTCAATATAAATGCAGGAATTATTGTAATGTCTGTTTTAACATTTTTCATTTTTTCTATTTCTTTTGGTTTATATTTAATTTTATCTAAATAAAAATTTCACCAACTTAAAAACTAATATGAACCAACCATCACCCGATCGCCCACCACTCACTACTATTGTCACTTCCGGTGTTTATATCTTGCGACTGTGCAAGCCGAAGCCTGAGAAATTCAAACTTAATACTGCTGGCTTCCCTGCCGTCTCAATCTTCTTTATGACTGCTGAAGGACAATGCTTTAATAAAAACTACTCGACGCAATGGGGAACTAAATCAATCGCAATGCTCGTTGGTAAATTCACTAACAAGTATGTTCAGTCACCGGAATCAATGACGCTTGAAGATTTTACTGACTGCGTTAATTCAGCTGCGAACTGCGTAGCCGAAGTGGACTTAGAAGTAACTCCGAATGGCGAATGGAATGGTAAGCCCCAATTCAAATACAAATTCAAATCTATCAAATCAATTCTCGGTAACTCTAATGGTCAGCCAACGCTCAACGCGGAAGCACCTCAAGTGCCGGACTACTCCAAGCCTTCAGAATCTAATCCATTCTAACGTGGACGATTCAGCGCACACTGATCCGTTGGAGAGTATCTTCCCCAAGCGGACATTGGTCTTAATCTGCGGTTATGCTAGAGCAGGTAAGGATACGCTTGGCTCAGGTATTCTCGAATGGTCGGAACATAACGCGGAGAAGATTAACTTTGCGGACTCACTCAAAGACTCGGCAAATGTTTTCTTAGACTGCTTAGACTTACGCGGTGACTTCCACGATGACGAATATAAGCAGGCAAATCGACACTTCCTTGTCGCGTGCGGAACATTCGCTAGAAGTCTCAAGCCAT